TCCTAATATTATGGAATATGGTGATGAAAATTCATATGAGAAAGAGGGGTGTTTATCCTATCCAGGTTTAATGATTGCAATATCAAGACCAAATTCAACCAAAGCACAATTTGAAGTAAAAGATGGTTCAACAAAGGGGGCTGTATTTACAGATCTTTCTTCTAGAATATTTCAACATGAAATGGAACATATGAAAGGTAGAGATTTTTTCTGGGAAGTTTCAAATATTAAATTAAAACAAGCAATGAAAAAACGTAAGTTACATTTAAAAAGGATGAAAAGAAATGCCAAAATCTAGAATTGAAAAAAGACAATCACATAAAAAACAAAGATCTGTATCACAACAATTGAATACTTTAGTTAGAAGTGGTTCAATTGAAGATCTGGAAGATATTGAAGATTTTATGTGTTATGATGAAAACTCAAACAATTACACAACAATGAGGTCAAATGGAGAATTTAGAGAAGAAACGTATTAGGTTTGAATTTATGGTTGATGATAAGTGGAAATGGTATGCTCAAGATAAAGATGGTACTATTACACTTTTTGTAGATAAACCAAATTTAGTTGATGATACTTGGGATATTAATGGTGAATATAAAACATTAACTTTCCCTGGATCAGGAGCAATTATTATTGGTGGTTGGGCAGCATCTTTGTCACCCATTGCACATGCTTCAGCTTGATTCCCGATCCCTTTAGATACTTCAAAGGGATCGAATGAACAAGAACAAGAAAATACAATTCAGAAAAATGAAATCGTATAAATAAAAAAGAAATCTCGAAAGGAAGTTTTAATGACATCTTTGATTGATCCTAATGATTTCACTATTTCAACATCCCGCCTCAGAGAATTCTTTCTCTCAAAAAATTTCGTAGAAGTACATACACAAAATAGATTATCTATTGATTGATGGTATGAAGAAGGCAAATCTAATATGACACAAGAAGAATTTAATCAAGACTTTTATTGTGAGTATGGATTTGTGAGTTGTTTTGAATGTGATGAAACTTTTACTGATATTGAAGAATTAAAAGAACATGAGAAGAAACATTTAGAACAAGAGCAATGTTTGAAGTAGCATTATTAATCCTTAATATTTATGTTGCTTATATGATATTGTCTAGTTGACTCCGGGGTGGCGACGCATTCTGTTGTTTGCAGTCATAATTTGAAGGTTCGAATCCTTCCCCCTGGAGCCAACTAGATCAAAAAACTTGACTTCTATTCATATATATGGTATCCTGGTGTTATGGAAATGAGAGATAATACCAAGGTACTGAAATCACTGACCTTTCCAAAAAACTTGACTTCTGGTTTCTCCTGTGGTATAATATACCTGTAAAATGAAAAACTTCTTTAAGGATTGAAATGTCTGATTTGAAAGAAACAAAATCCCTAGTCGCCAAACTCATGGCAGAGGAAAATCTTGATGTCCAACATGGTAAATATGATACAGCCATGTTTGATCTCAAGAACCGCAAACTTCTACTTCCTGTATATAAATGGATGGATGGTCCTGTATATGATCTGATGTGTTCACATGAAGTTGGTCACGCCAGATATACACCTGAAGATGGTTGGCACCAGACTCCTTCTGATAAGGGAGCAGGTTACAAATCTTTTGTTAATGTGGTCGAGGATGCTAGAATTGAAAAGAAGATCAAGAGAAAATTTCCTGGTGCTGGTAGGCAAATGATTGATGGATATGAAAAGCTTCTCAAGGAAAATTTCTTTGGTGTCAGGGGAAAGGATTTGAGAGAGTTGAAATTGATTGATAGAATCAATCTCTATACAAAGTGTGGAACTGATCTTGACATTAAATTTTCTGAAGAAGAACGTGAATATGTTGAAATGGTCGAAAGAACTGAAACATTTGATGAGGTTCTTGATGTGGTTGAAAAACTTTGGAATTATTCAAAAGAAAATGAATCTGATACAGATCAACATCAAGATTTTGAAGATTCATTTGGTGAAGAATATGGAGATGATAGTAGTGATCCTTCTGAAAGACTAGAAGGAAATGATGATTCAATGGAAATGGATTCAGATGATAATGAATCTTCTGAAAGCAATTATTCCTCACCTGGTGATAATGAAAAATCTGAAGAATCAGATAAATCTTCTGATGGAAAAAGTGAAGAATCAGAATCATCAGAAGGTAATTCTCCTGCAGATAAATTCAAAAATGATTTTGAAAATAAAGATGATTCTGAAACACAAGAATCAGAAAAAATGCAGATTGGTCCTAAAGGCGGATTTGGAACACCTGACGAAGGTATAACTGATGCGAGTAAAGTTGAACCATATTCTTATACTGATAATGAGTGGGAAAAGAATCAAAGTGACTTACTTGTGGAATCTGAAAAATCATATGATTTTCTTTATTTGAATGAACCTACATTTAATCTTAAAAATTATATTATTGATTTTACAGAAGTCCTTAGTCATATTGAAGAACAAACCAATGATTCAGGTGGAACTTTTTATGGTAGTGATTGTAATGGTTGGGGTGAATCTGGTGAATCAGAAAAACTCTTAAATGATGAATGGAAAGAATTTAGAACCAAACACTCTAAGGTCATTAACTACTTAGCTAAAGAATTTGAAATGAAGAAAGCGGCAGGACAACATGCCCGTGCGATGACAGCAAAAACTGGAATCATTGATTCTGGAAATCTTTTCAAGTATCGCTACAGTGAAGATATCTTCAAAAAAATGACTGTACTTCCAGATGGAAAAAATCATGGACTTTTACTTTTTATTGATTGGTCTGGTTCAATGTCAAACTGCATTTATGAAACTGTAGAACAATGTTTAGTACTTGCTGCATTTTGTGAAAAAGTTCAAATCTCATTTGAGGTTTTCATGTTTTCAGATTCTTATGGTAGAAGGAACAGAAATCGTGATGAGCGAGGATTTGGAGATAGAGCACAATATAATTCTGAAGAATATATAAAGGAAAGAATTATCAATCCAAAAAAAGGTGATTTGTTTACTGGAGATTTTCATCTTCTCAATATTCTTTCTAGTAGAATGAATAAAAGGAATTTTCAGAAAGGTGCCAAATATTTTCTTGGACTTGGGAAATCAATTGGTAATAGATATGGATATAATCAGTTTGGTCCACAATTAAGATGTCCAATATCTTTTGGACTTGGAGGAACCCCACTTGATGATGCGATTATTGTAACTCCATCTATTGTTACTCAATTCAAAAAAGAAACTGGTGCAGAAATTGTCAATGCGGTTTATCTTACTGATGGTGATTCAAGGCAGTCTCAGCAATGGATTGATTATAATGATGAAATGGTTGATACTGGTAATAATTATAATGATTCAAGAACGAATGCATATTATGGAAAATTTCATGTGAATGGATATTCTCCTGCAGGAAGAGGGGCAAGGTATTCTTATGGTGGACGTCAAAGAGTTTTTATAAAATGTAAAAATGGAAAATCTTTTGATCTTGAAGAATCAATGACTCCAAATCTTCTCAAATATGTTAAAGCGTCAACTGGTATAAATGTCCTTGGAATTTTCTTGGCACCTCCTCGATATTGGAAGCATCGTGGATATTGGGATTTTGAAAACAAAGATTTACAAAATTATCAAGAATCCTTTAAGAAAGGTTCTGTCGGGATCGAGGGAGCACATGGATATGATGAAAGATATTTCATCAACATAGATAAGATGCGTAAAATCCAAGATACAAATCTTAAAGGTCTTTCTGAAGATGCGACCAAGGGTCAAATCAAGAATGCATTCAAGAAGATGGTTGGTAATAGACTTTCCAACCGAGTCATCCTCAATTCAATGATTGATAAGATTGCAGTATAAAAAACTTGACATTGGCGCCTGACTATGGTATCCTGTATATACAATAATTGATAAACCTTCATCCAATGAAATATGATGACAAACTTCAAAGACTATCAAATTGATTTTTTCAACAAAGCTCAAGAGCGTTATGGGCGAGCTGTAATTTCAAAAACAGAAGCCTTGGACTTGGCAAGTGAAATGGGTCGCAAGACTGCGACTTGGTTTGTCAATCCAAAGTTTCGTATTGCTAGGAATCAATTTCAAATTCCTGCATTTGATGGACCACAAATGGTTGCTCAAGTTATACCTATTAAACCTGAAGTTTCATTGGAACAACCTATGATTGTAAAACCTGTTCCTGTTGTTGATACAACCCCTGTATATGTTCCTTCAAAAGATCCAAACTATGTTAAGTTTGGATTCTATAAAAATCTTGCTAGAATTATCAAGTCTGGGCAATTCTATCCTGTATGGATTCAAGGTCTTTCTGGTAATGGCAAAACTATGATGGTTGAGCAAGTTGCAGCAGAACTGAAAAGAGAACTTTTCAGAATTAATATTACTGCTGAAACTGATGAAGATGATCTGTTAGGTCATTATACTTTGGTGGATGGTCAAACCATTTGGGAAGATGGCCCTGTTGTTAAGGCAATGGAGCGTGGTTCAATTCTTCTTTTAGATGAGATTGACTATGCGACCATGAAAATCGCTTGTCTTCAACCTGTACTAGAAGGTAAAGGTGTTTACTTGAAAAAAGTAAATCGTTGGGTTGAACCATCTCATGGTTTTAATGTTGTAGCAACTGCCAATACTAAAGGTAAAGGTAGTGAAGATGGACGTTTCATTGGTACAAATATTATGAATGAGGCTTTTCTTGAAAGGTTTCCAATTACCATTGAACAGGAATATCCTTCTGTTGCGGTTGAAAAATCCATTGTTACAAAACTTCTGGATTCTCTTGGATGTCCAGATCCAGACTTTGCAGCAAAACTTGTTTCATGGTCTGATATTATCCGCAAAACTTTTTATGATGGTGGTGTGGATGAGATTATTGCCACAAGACGCTTGGCTCATATTTGTAAAGCGTATTCTATCTTTGGTGATAGACTTCAGGCAATTGAATTGTGTATCAATAGGTTTGATGAAGAAACTAAAACTTCATTCAAAGATCTGTATACTAAAGTTGATGTAGATGTTATTGACAAACCTGAAGAAGTGAAACAAGAAAAACCTGAATTGACAGAAGATTCTGATCTTAATCCATTCTAATAAATAGAGTGATGGGCATTTCCCATCACTTTTTTAATGCTCTCTTGAAGGTAAGCTTATGGATATAAAAGTAAAAATTGAAGACTTGCGTAAAAAGAAAATTTTTGTTGCAACTCCAATGTATGGTGGCATGTGTTCTGGTATGTATACCAGATCATGTATTGATTTGTCTAATTTGGCAAATAAGTATGATTTAGATGTAAAGTTTTTTTATATATTTAATGAATCTTTAATAACACGAGCAAGAAATTATCTCGTGGATGAATTTTTAAGAGCTGAAGAATATACACATTTGTTGTTTATAGATTCAGATATTGCTTTTAATCCAAATGATGCTATTTCTTTAGCAGCAATTTGTAATGATGATAAATATCCAATTGTTGCTGGTCCTTATCCAAAAAAGACAATAGCGTGGGAAAAGATTAGAAACGCAGTTGATGCAGGATTGGGAGATGAAAATCCAATGCTCCTTGATAAATTTTCTGGTGATTTTGTATTTAATCCAGTATCTTTAAGTAATGGAAAAATATCATTGAATGAACCGGTTGAAGTTTTAGAAGCTGGAACTGGATTTATGATGGTAGATAGATCTGTTTTTTTAAAATATAAAGAAGCATATCCACAATTTAATTATAAACCAGATCACAATAGAACAGAAAATTTTAAAGGTAATAGATATATTCATGCTTATTTTGATACTATCATAGATAATGATGAATGGATGGGTGAAGGAAATTCAATGGGATCTGATAGATATCTTTCAGAAGATTATATGTTTTGTCAATTGGTTAGAAAATTAGGATTATCTGTTTGGTTATGTCCATGGATGTCTATTTCTCATGTTGGACATTATGTTTTTGCAGGAACTATGCAAGATCTTGGTAGATTACAGTATGCATCTCATGGGATGGATACAACAACAAGGCCTTTAAAAGATGTAAGAAAAAAGCAATTAAAATCTAGAATGAAAAAATGAAATATAAAGAACAAGAAATTTTAAATCTTTTGGAAGATTATATAAATTCTACTTATTCTGCTCATTATGTAAGTAAAAAAAATTCAGAAGATTTTCAAATACAAGATTTATTTTCCCATATAGGAATAGCGGAAGAATTTTGTCGAGGAGCGGCATTAAAATATCTTGTTAGATTTGGAAAAAAAGAAGGTAAGAATAAAAAGGATCTTTTAAAGACAATGCATTATGTTGTATTGATGTATTATTATGCGTTTTTAACTGAAAAAAAAACTTGACAAATAAACAATTAAATGATAAAATATTATTATTAATAACTTATATAAGGAAATATTATGGAACTATCTAAAGAAACACAAGATATTTTGAAAAACTTTTCAGAAATCAATCAATCTCTTGCTTTTAAACAAGGGTCTGAAGTTAAGACAGTCTCACCTCAAAAAAATATTTTAGCAACTGCAAATGTTAAAGAACATTTTCCTCAAGATTTTGCTGTTTATGAATTGAACAAATTCTTAGGAACATTGGCAATGTTCAACAAACCAACATTTGAATTTAATGGTAATCATGTTAAAATGAGTGAGGGAAAGAAAAGAGTAAAATATGTATATGATGATCCAAGCATGTTTGTTTCTCCAACTGAAAAGGA